TTTTGGTGGGTAAAATCTTCCATGCTGGCGGCATCAACAAGCCGGCAAGGAGCAGGGAGGACGCCAAAATGGGTGACGACGTCGAAGCAGTAGCGCAACGTCTCGAAGGCTTCATAAGCAAGGTAAAGCAGGCCGCGGCAGCGCGACGCAACACGACGACATCGCCGTACCAGGGAGAGGTCACGCAGCCTGATTCGGGGAGACTTCGCTCTAAGGGGGAGATTTACCGGAAGTGCCTCGGGCAGCTATCGCCAGAGGAACGAGCGAAGCTGCACGAGATCATCGAGAAGATTGCGAAGGCGATCTAATCGTCAGGACGACCTCCTCGGGTTCGTCGAAGACGCCCAGCGCACCGCAGTTTTGGAGGTCTACTGCCGGTACGGCGTCGAATTGTCGTCTACGTGTGCTCGCACATCGTCTTCGATTTGCGCGACTACTTCGTCAATTTGGTGCTCTTCGAAAATCACGGGCTCGATTGACGCGTTTCGCAGAATGCCGAGCGCAGCCTTATAATGTCGTTCCAACGCCGGGTTGCTCGGCGCGCCGACAATGAAGTGAGGCTTAAACGGCTCGTTTGCTGCGCCGTCTGTCACGGCGGCAAGGTGGCCGCGCCATTCCCGAGCCTTTGTTTTGATGCCATCGGCGTCGGCAAGGTCAAACGACAGCGGCTCGTATACATGCCAAATGCCGTTTTTCCACGCGTGCTTGAAAATGATTTCGTCAACCTCTCCCTGGATTGTCGCCTCTTGCAGCACGGTCGCGAGGTCACGTTCGATCAACCTCTGGCGCACGGGCTGCCATACCTCATCGTCAGTGCGGCGCCTCGTCGATCTTATGTCGTATCTGGAGACGAACCGCTCGAAAAGCCGCTCGATCGTCTTGGCCGGGTTGTCTGTGAGGCCGGTTCCCACCGGCGTCGACCATTGCAGCGAGCTATCGTCTAGAGGGAGCACCTTTTTGATGATCGTTGCAGCGTCATCATTGGACGCCAGCAGCGGTTCCTTTTCCAGCCGTCGGCGCAAATCGAAAATACTTCGTTGCACCGCGTGCATCGTCCTCGTGAAGTTCTCGCGATCGAGATCGGGGAACAATTTCCGCATCCGACCGATAGTTTTGCGCACGCGTACGTCGATCACGTTCGCCGAGGGTACACGGAGGATGACGCCGACATTGACGAATTCACCCGTCACGATGTCATGCACGTACCGCAGAATTGTGTAGCTATAAGCTTGCCCGAATGCAGCCGTAGTTGACATAGGTCAATTACCTTTCGTTCTAGATGTTAGGCGGATATATCATCCTCCGTATATTGAGGAATATCAATCAATTGTAAGATAGTTGACCTCTTATCCCATCATCCTTTCCCATATACTCACACTTATCCACAAACTCATGCGGAGGTGTTTGTTCCTTCGTTCTGGGAAAACAGGGGTACGGGACGGGGGTACCGCGAATTTATTTTCCCACTCCGAGAACCGGAACGTGTTTTTGGTGCGTTACAGTTTTTGCGTTACATTATGTAACGGTCGTTACAAAACCGTACCCTCTTACCTCGTAACAAGCGTTACACAAATCCCGTATACAGGGGGGGCCCTTATAGGGGCCCCCCTGTAACGGGTGTAACGTCTGTCTATGAGGGGTCGAAAAAAGTGTAACGTGTACCGATCAGGTCATCCAGACGGAATCGTCCCAGATGCCGATGCTGCCGTTTGCCATCAGGGCTTCGCGGGCACGGAAGAAAGCGACGCGTTTAGCGCCGGCGGTCATGTCTGCGCCAAGGCGGAGATCGACGAAGCGCTTCCACATATCGAGGCTGACGACGTGTTTGCCGGCGGGTATATGGTTGGAGCCGGGATGAACGGCTCCGTGCTGTTGGATGGTTTGGTTTAGGCTGTCATAGACGACCTGGCTGTTGCCCTTCATTTTCTTTTGCTTGGGCTTGGCGGCGGGTTCGACAAGAGTGCCTGTAGGGACGAGAACGCCGCGCTCCCATTTGAGGTCGATGGTTTCTTCCCGAACAGCGTAGTTGGCCTTTTTGCGCTGAAGGGTTCTGTGGAGGGGATCGGATTCCTCATCTGGTGGAGAGCTGAGATACGCTCTTGAACGGAAAGAATTGTTCCAGCCTGTTGATCCTGAATCGCCTGTTCCGTTGGCGAGGCCAAGCCGTGAGGGGTGCGCAAGAGCGATGACGCTCCCGCTTATTTGGCGGGCAAGTCGGCCGAGAGCTTGTTGGACGTAGTGTCTTGATTGTGATCGGTCGTTTTCGTTGCCGCCGTAGGTATCGGCGACGGTATCGATGAGCACGGCCTGTGCGCCGAACTCGGCGGCGGTTTCCAGCACTTGATGCCAGAAGTGGGTGAGTTGCGGCCGACCTGTCGAGAAATCGAGCAGGATGTTGTCCTCGCCGAAGCGCGATAGCCAGCGCATGTTTTCGAGGTCGGCAAAGTCGATGCCGTAATGCTCATTGATGCCGTGCTGCCGGCGGATCAATTCGTCCTCATCGTCCTCGCAGAAGATGCCCAGCGTTTTGACATGATCGACGTTCAGGCCGACCCACTGCTTGCCAATAGCGGCGGCGGTTATGAGTTGCTGTCCGAGAAGGGATTTGCCGACGCCTCCGTCTCCGTAAATTCCGGTTACCGTCAGGTGGGGTATCCAGTTTGGAACAAGCCAGCGGCGCTCGGGAATTGGTTTGTCTTGGTAGACGATAGGGTCAATGAACTTGACCTTATCGTGCCCGTTTCCCCCGGCCATCAGAGGCTCGCTCGCAGCCACCTGAGCATCAGCGGCATCAGCTTATCGGGAATTGTATCATCAGGCTCGAAAGCCTCGGTCAACTCCCGCAGGAAATTTGCGTAGGTTCGTTTACGCAGGTCCAGCAAAACGTCGCCCGCAGACGCGCATTCGTCATACACCGGAATGATTTCGAACAAGGCTCGCCCCCGCGCTCCCGACAGAAAGTGCGCGGGCGGCCGAACCCGGTGGCCGGGGAGCGGCAGCATTGGGGTGGACAACGCCATCCGTCGATGGCGCGGGCCGCCCGCTATGGAAAGCGTCGCACAAAGCCTTTTCGCTTGCAACCGTCGAGCGAACGGCGTATGCGCGGTTGTCATGCAATCCAACCCGCAGCTCGTGTATGTGAGTTCGCTCTTCACGAGCAAAATTTTCTGGACACAGGTTCTCGCAGGCGCGGGCATGCTGGCGACGGCTCTTGGCCTCCACCCCGCGTGGCTCTCGGCGGATAATCAGGCCGAGCTTGTCGGCACGCTCACGATGGTGGCGACCGTGGCTTTCCGCCTGTTTGCGGCGAGCGGGCCGGTATCTGTGACCGCACCGCTTTCGACACCCGCCAACCAGGAACTCGGCGTCGGCGAGCACACCATCACCGTGGCCCCGCCGCCCCCTCCCGTTGCGCCTCCTGCCGCCGTCTCTGTCGTGTCGCGCGCGTTGCCTGTGCCGCCGCTTCCCGCTCCACCGCCTCCGCCCGTCATCCAACCCGCGCCTCCCGCGCAAGCTCCGGTGATCTGAATGAAAAAGCTCCTCGCCATCGCATGTCTCTTCGCGCTTGCGTCCTGCGCTCCGGCGGCTGCTGTCGGTGGCGCTGCCGGTGCAGCTGCGGTCACTACGGCCGCAACGGTTACGGCGGGCACATCGGCGGCTCCGGCCCTGACGGCGGCGGCGGCTCTTGCGTGCAGTCTGCAGGGCGCGGCAAACCAGATCGGCGGCACCGCAGGCGCGATCCTCTCGACTGCGGCCGGTCTTTCCTGTCTGTGGTAGCATGGCCTCGAACGGCTGGGTGCCGCTGTCGTCATCCTGGATGAGCGCCGCTCTGTGGAATGAGCAGGACGGCCTCAGCATCCGCCTCAAGGATGGCGAGCAGCTGAATTATCCCGCTGCGAGCGAGGCGCAGTTCAACGCGCTCATCACCGCCTCCAGTCCCGGCCAGTTCTATCACCAAGTCCTGAAAAATGGCGGTCAGCGCCCTCACTGACCCGCGCGTCCCGATCATCGAGGCGTTTGTCAGGAACCGCATCTGGGCGCATCAAATCCTCTTTGAGCGCCGGCACCGCGACGAGTCGCCGCCGTTCCACGAAAACGTCATCAAATTCCTCCACTCGCGCGACGTGCGCGGCGTCATCCTGGCGTTTCGCGGCGCGGCCAAATCGACGCTCGCCGAGGAAGACATCATCATCGATGCCTGCCTGCAGCGCTTCAACAACTGCGTCATCGTCGGGCCTTCCGAGCGCCGCGCCACCGAGCGGCTGCATTCGATCAAGGTCGAATTCGAGAACAACGAAAAGCTGCGCGAGCTGTTCGACGATCAGATCGGGCACCCGTGGCAAGAGACCAAGATCGTCTTGCGCAACGGACGCTGCATCCAGGCGATCGGCCGCGACCAGGCGGTGCGCGGCCTCAAGCACGGGGACTGGCGTCCCGACCGTATCCTCGTTGACGACGTGGAAGAGCGCGAGAACGTGCAGACGCCGGAAGGCCGCCGCAAGACGATGCTGTGGCTGATGGCCGAATTGCTGCCCGCCGCCGACGTGCACTATCGCATCCGCATCCTCGCGACGCCGATGGACAAGGAATCGGTGCCGCAGCGGCTCATCGACGAGAATAAATGGCCGCACCTCATCGTCCCTGTCGAGACCATCGGAAAGGACGGCGAACGGCAGCCGACATGGCCGGCGCGCTTCCCGCTCGATGTGATCGACGAGAAGATGCGCGACTACCAGCTGAGCGGCAACATGCACATCTGGGAGGCCGAGATGCTGTGCCAGGCCCGCGCTGAAAGCGACCGCGTGTTCCGTTCCGACATGTTCCGCATCGTGCCGCAGAACCGCATGTGGCAGCCGGTCTATGCGATGATCGACCCGGCCCGTACCATCGGCCAGAACAGTGCGACAACCGGCTGGGCCGTCTGGTCGTGGATCAGAAACCGCCTCCATGTCTGGGCTGCGGGAGCAGGCCGTCTATTGCCGGACGAGATCGTCGATCTCGCCTTCACTATCGATAGCGAGTTTCGCCCGGTTTGGATACGCATCGAAGCCGATGGCCTCAACGAATGGCTGTCGCAGCCGATCCGCCAGGAGCAGTTGAAGCGACAGAAACTGATACCCTATCAGCCGCAGATGGCCCCCAAGGGAAAGGATGCCTTTATCGGCGGGCTGCAGCCCTACTACAAGGCCGGTGAAGTTACCCACCAAACCCATTTGCCCGAACTGGAAACCCAGCTGCTTGCGTTCCCTTCGGGGAAAAAGGATGCGCCCAACGCGCTTGCCTTCGCGACGATCACCAAGCCGCTGCCGATCTATGACGAGCTGCCCCAGGACTGCTACGCCGACGATTTGGAGCCGGACATCAACCGGCCGCTCTATCTCGCCGCCAACGCCACCGCCTCGCTGGCCACCGCTGTCCTGGTGCAATTGCTCGACGGCAACCTGCGCATCTACCGCGACTGGATCATGGAAGGCTCGCCGCTGGAAACCGTCTCGCGCATTCACGCCGACGCCTCGTTGGAGGCCGATGCGCGGCTGACCGATGCCGGCCGCAGCAGCGATTGGCGGGAGGCGCTTAAGCTGCCGCAGCACAACCTCGTCTTGCGTCGCGACCCGCCGCGCTGGCTCGTGCCGCTGCATCACGGCGACCAATGGAACAATGTCGGCTTGCGGCAGGCGGTGCGGCTCATCCCTGCTAAGCTCGCCTTCGGCGCGGAATACGATACTGGACGCCGCACGATTCGCGACGCCATCGGCCGCAGCAACAGCCTTACCCCGCCGCTATTGATATCCAGCCGCGCGAGCTGGACGCTGCGTGCCTTTGCCGGCGGCTACAGCCGCTTCGTCCGGCGCGGCGGCGTGCTAAGCGACGAAGCGGAGCCGGGCATCTACCGGGTGCTGATGGAGGGACTGGAATCGTTTGCCGGCATCGTGGCGGCGCGGCGCGACGAGCAGAACACGGATGACGGAGCGCAGCCAATCAGTTATACCCGCAACGGAACGCCCTACCGCTCGGCGATGCCGCCATCACGGAGACAATGAATGTCCGATCCCGCACCGGAGTTTCAGCCCGATCACTTGAGCGCCACCAAGCTCGTCATGGTTTCGATGGGGCGTATGCTCGACGCGCTGCAGAGCCTTGCCGACTCTTCGCCCTTGGCTTCCGCGATGCTCATGCACATCAAGTTGGCGCGTCAATCACTCGACACGGCTGGCGCGCAACTGGACGATCCGAATGCCGAACCTGCTGAGCCGCCGCCGCCTGCGGTCGAACCGCCTCCACCGGAGCCCGCTCCTCCAGTCGATCTTCCGCCGCCAACACCTCCGGCAGAGCCGGCTCCGCTCGATGGCTGACCGCCCGTCCTTGCGCGATCCTCGCGCGCTGCACGATCAGATCATCGATCACGGCTTGGTAAACCTGCCGGCGGAAAAGCTGCTTGCCATCCTGGTCATGGAAGTCCGGCGCATGCGCGTGCAACTCGCCACGATGAGCAATGGCAGCGCTGCTCCAAGAACCGAGTGAGCCGGGCGAAGCGCCGCCGCCGGATAGCGGAGACGAGCCTGATCTTACCGAGCGTCCGTCCGTCCGGCTAAGCCGCTCCGCCGATCTGCTCGGCCGCAGCAACTCTGCCTGCCGGAAGTGGCTTGAGAAGCGCTTCAAGGCGATCCCAAAGGGTTTCGAGGATCAGCGAGACCGCTCGGACGCGCTCGATCAATGGTGGAACTGCTACAACTGCGAACTCGACGACAACCAGTTCTACAACGGCAACGCCGAAGTCTATGTGCCGATCATCCGCGACGCGATTGTCGCGCGCGTTACCCGCTTCGCCAATCAGCTCTTTCCGCAGTCGGGCCACTTCGTTGACGTCACATCGACCGATGGACAGCAGCCCTACGAGATCATCGCGCTGCTCAACTACTACCTGAAGTCGGCGCAGTTCAAGACGCAGATCGTCCGGCCTCTGCTGCGCAACGGCGATGTGGAAGGCCAGTACAACCTCTACATCGGCTGGCAGGAGTTTCGCCGCGAGATTGTTTCACGTGAAACACGCGGCGTCATCACCGATGGCGTCGAGGTCGATGTTCCCGAAGAGATCATCGATATTCGAGAAGAGGAGATCGTCGAGGGTCGCCCGTCGTTCGAGGTGCTGCACGACGCGGATGTGCTGATCCTGCCGGCGACCGCGGACAGCGTTGAGCATGCGTTGCAGATCGGCGGCAGCATCACTATCGTCCGGCGTCTCTCGAAAGAGATGCTGGAGCAGATGATCGAGGATGGCGAGATTCGCTCGGATGCTTTCCGCGATCTTGACGAAACTTCGTCCAACAAGCCACTCTCCGGTCTTAGTGATGTGGCGAAAAAGCTCGCGCGCGATGTCGGGATAACCGTCAAGGGACCGCATACAATCGTCTTCGAGACCTGGCAGATGATGCCGCTCAACGACAAGGGGGCGTTCAACGAGGACGGCACGCCGCGCCTGTGCAAAACCTGGTACAACCTTGAGCGCGAGGCGATCGGGGCAAAACGCAACCCGTTCTGGAACGATCGCTGCCCGTTGCTGTCGGTGCCGGTCGAAAAGCAATCGGGCGTCGCCAAGGGCAAAAGCGCCGTCGAGCCGCTTGCGCAAATCCAGTACGAAGCCAACAACGCGGCGAACGAGCGTGCCGACACTGACCACTACTCGGCCATGCCGATCATCCGCCGCTCCCCGAGCGAGGGCAATTCGCCGCTGATCCTTGCCCCCGCGGCCATTTGGGAGGCGCCGAAAGACGGCGTCGATTTTCTCGCCTTTCCCGATTTGTCGCAGCGCGCCCGCGCCCGCGTGCAGGACGCCATGCAGATCATTTTTCAAGCGCTCGGCGTCAACCCCGCGATGCTGCCGCAGCAGACTGGCCGGCAAGGCTCGAAGCGCAACCAGGCCGAGGTTGCGATGGAGCAGTCGGTTGACCTGTTGACCACAGCGGAGGCCGTAGAGGTTCCTGACCAAGGCATCCTCACGCCCGTCGCCGAGTGGATCGTTGACCTCGACCACCAGTTCCGCGACCGCGATCTGACCATTCGCATGTTCGGCGAAATGGGCCGCCGCGCCGAGATGATCGACATTCCGCCGCAGCGCAACCGTACGCAATACTCGTACGCTTGGTGCGGCGCTCAGCAGGCAAAGATGAACGTCGCGATGCAGCAGCAGGGCACGGCCTTCGTCAACGTGCTACGTGGCATGCGGCAGGACATCGAGGCCGAAGGCTACAAGCTACATCTTGGGCCGATGCTGCAGCGCGCGGCGGCGAGCATCTTCGATCCGATCACCGCCTCGCTCATGCTGGTCGATGCGCGCCACCAGCTCAGCGTCGATATTTCGACCGAAAACGATTTGCTTGCCGAAGGTCATATGATCCCGGTCCAGCCGCAGGATCAGGATTTGCAGCATATCCAGGCACACAAAATTCGCGAACAAGAGACCGGCGATCCGCACGGCACGTTCCGCGTTCATGTGCAATGGCATATCCAGCAGATGATGGCGAAGGCTGTTGCCGAGCAGCAGAAGATGATGGGCGCACAAGGCGTGCCGGGTGGGGCTGGCCCCGGCGTGGCCGGAACCCCGCGAGCGGGCGCGCCGCAGCCGGGGGCCCAACCGGCAGGACCGCGATTGATTAAAGCGCCGCCCGGCGCGGTGCCGCCCGAGTCGATGCCGAGGCACGGAGCTATCGTGCCGCCGCGCAAATTCTAGCGTAAGGGGCTTGACAGACCGGATAGCTGTTGTGCTATGGGGCAGATACGAGCCGGCGACCGCAGCCGCGCAACGACCGGGCGACCGCAGCCCGAGAGAGGAACTAGGTGAGTGATCCGCGCGAGCCTGTAGATACAGGCGAGTTGCCGCCGGTCGATGACGAGATCGACCTCGATCCGCCGGAAGATTTGGAAGAAGGCGAAGAGCCGGAAGCCAATCTTGAGGCCGAAACCGAGGAAGATGAGGACGCGGAGCCAGAGCGCCAGCCAAGGCGGCGCAGCAGCGACACGATCCGAACGCTTCGTCAGCGATCACAGGCGGCGGAACGCGAGTTAGCTGATCTTCGGCAACAGTTCAACGAGTTCCGAACTCGTCCAGTTGTTCAGCCGATTGATCCGCAAGCCGCCGCGCGGGCCGAGCAGGCCGAATACGAACGCATCGCGATGCTCGCGCCAGAGCAACAGCTTCAAGCGATGCGTGAGATGGGCCGCCGCGACGCCGCTCTCGCTCAGTTCCAAATGCACGACAATCTGGATGCGCGCGACTTCAACGCGCTCAAGCGAGCCGATGCTGCGGCAGCGCGTCTTGCGCCACAGGTCGAAGTCGAACTAAGCCGGTTGCGCGCGCAAGGAATTTATACCGTAGGGCGCGAGACGATATTCAACGCGCTATACGGGCAGGAAATACGGGCGAAGGCCCAAGCTCGCACAGGACGCGAGCGCCAGAACGGGGCCAGGAACGTGGCGCGGGTTACGACGCGACCGGGCAATGGCCGAGGAGATGTGGCCCGCACAGGCGGGCGACGCGGCGGGGAAAATGCGGACATCGATTTGCTTCGCAGCACCCCCGCATCGGAATGGTCGTAGGAGGCTGAATCGCTCAGCCTCCTAAGAGGAGGCAAGGGCGAGTATGGCGACGCTCAACACTAGCAATCAATATCAAGCGGCCCTGCGCCGCCAGTTGTCAAAAGAAGTGCTGCCGATCGTTCAACGATCGCTGGTCGCCTACCAATTCGCGCCCAAGAAGAAGATGGAAAAGGGCGCTGGCGTTACCTGGACGGCGACGCGCTTCAACCGCCTGCCCCTTCCCTTCGCGCCCTTGTCCGAAGGTGTGCCGCCGCTCGGCGAACAGCTTTCCATCAGCCAGGTTACCGGCGTTGCCCTGCAGTGGGGCGACAAGATCACCCTGACCGATGTGGCGGTCACTGCCACGATGTACGACCTGATCCAGCAGTCGAAGCGCTTGCTCGGCGTGCAGATCGCTGAAACGCACGAACGCAACACCTATTCAACGCTCGTCGGCGGCACCCAGGTCAACTACGTCAACCAGCGCGGCTCGCGCGCTCTACTCGTCCCAGGCGACGTGCTCGATGTGGTGACGATCAACCGGACCTATTCCGACCTCGAAAACATCGGCGCGCCGTTCTACAACGGCCAGATGGAGCCGGACATCATGCGCGAGATCGGGCATGGTCCGCGCCAGGCCGACAAAGGCCCGATGGCCACCGAGCATTACGTGGCCATCATCTCGCCGCTCGTCGAGAACGATCTTCGCCAGAATGCCACCATCGTTCAGGCATGGTCGTTCAGCGACATTCCCAAGCTCTACATCAACGAAGTCGGCTATTGGGCTGGCATCCATTTCACCAAGTCGAACATGCTGCCGCGCTGGGTTGGCGTCGCGGCGGTCACCGCAACTCCTGGCACGTCGGGCAATCTGCCGACCGGCACCTATTCGGTCCAGGTCACCGGCACTGACAGCCTCAATCAGTTCGGCGAGCAGCTTATCTATCAGGTGACCACCGGAGTCACCGTGACCGGCCCCGCCGGTTCGATCTCCGTCACGGTGCCGTCCACTGCCGGCTACACCTACTCGGTTTACGTGAGCCTCGCCGGCTCGACTACGCCGGTCAATCTCGGTCTCAGCTCGACGGCGGGCATCGGCATCCCGACCACTGGCCCGGCGGCGGGGAACGCCACGCAGATCAATCCAGGCTCAACGGTTGTACTTACCGGCCTCGGCGCTTACGTTGTGCCGCCCAACGCGCCCGCCACCGGGGTCACCGTCTATCCGACATTCATATTCGGGTCGGAATACTTTGCCTGCACTCAACTCGAAGACATCTCGTGGACGACGCTGTTTGAGGCGGATAAATCGGACCCTTTGAATCAGCTCAGGGTCGTGGGTTACAAGTATTTTGAGGGTTTCGTAATCCTCAATAATCAGTTCGGGTGCCGGATCGAAAGCTCGGTGTCCAACACCGGCACTTTCGGGTGAAGACTTTCTAATTGGAAGGCACTGTCAATGGCGATTCGTATCCGTGTAACGCTCGATGTGGACCAAATCGGCGACGGCATGGGGCTGGCGCAGCTTGGCCAGAATCAATCCAACGACCCCGGCTATGCTGCGGCTCTTGGGCCTGGCTCTGTCGGCATGGCGCAGACGCTTGAATTAATGATTAGCGAGATTGTGCCAGGTGGCGACACGCCGACGCTGGCAAACTTCCTGACCGCGCTACAGGCTGCGGCGCAAGATATTGCGGGTACGCCCGCAGCGGGCGGCTTGCCGCTTCTGTCGCAACCTGGTGCGTGGGGCGGCAATCCGGGAACGCCGCTGAGCTACATCGATCTGTGGTCCACGGGCGGCGCATAGCGTATGGCAATACACACGCTTGGAACGCTGGCGACGAATTCGCTGCGCGCGGTCACGTTCAATCCGCCGCAGGGCGTCGGGCAGAGCGCAGCGTCCTCGCTGTTGTCGCCTGCCGATTTAGCGCAGATCAGCCAGACAATCGCCGCTGACGGCAATTTCGCAGCGTCAAATCCAATCGGCATTTTGTGCACGGGTTCGACTCACTCGAACACGACGCTCGACACGCTGGTTTCGACCGCAGGCGGTCCGTTGGCCTCAATCCATTCGGGCGATGTCATCATTGGCCTGGGCGGCGGCATCCCGCCCGGCACGTTTGTGGTGACGAAACCGTCAAGTCCGTTTACTTCGCTTACCATGTCGCAGGCGGCTACTGCGTCTCTGACGGGTGTTCGTATCGGGATCATCTATCGAGGCAGCATCAACAACAAATTCAACTTCAATGGGCAGTTGGAAATCCCCGGAGGTCGGGGTTATCTTACCGTCAAGAATGGCGATGTTGTCGCGATCGACAACACGGGCTGGCCCATCCTGATTTCAGCGGCGGCCATCGCCTATCCTGGAACGTCATGGAGTCTTGTATGACCGAAGAGCAGAAGGAAAAGATGGCCGCTGGGCGTGAGCGCGCGAAGCAGGAGCGGCTTGCTGAGCTTGCTGCCGCCGCTGCGGAGGCAGAAGATGCCGACGCGGTGGAGACTGCCGAGCCGGAACCGGACGAAGCCGCTCTGGCTTTGCAGGCACGACGCGCCAATCTGTTGCAGGGCGTCCCTGCCGATATCGCGGCGCTGATCTCCGACGAAGAGTTGGATGCGATCGAAGCCGAGGAACGCGCGAAGGCGGAGCAGGAGCGCAAGAAGCAGGCGCTGGCCTCTGTTCGCGGTGCGCTGCGGCAGATCGCACGTGTCGAGAACGACCTCATTTCGCCCGACGTGTTGCGCAGCGACGCGGAGCGGGCGCGGCTTATGGAGCCGGTCACATTCCGAGTATCGGTGCCGCTTGAAGGATCTGGCAACCCAGCAAAATCGCCGGCAGGGCTGCGTGTCGATGGCTTCTTTTATCAGCATGGTCAGACTTACACGAGGCCGCGCGCCGTTGCCGATAGCATCCGCGAGATGATGTATCGGGTGCATCTTGCCGAGCTTACCTTCCGCACGCTCGATCAGGACAAGATTTACGGGCGAGGCGATGCCGTCGTGTTGAAGCCGGCGCAAATTCTGATGGCCCGGTCGCCGATGCAGTTCGAGGTTGCCGCCTGATGCCGGAGGCAATTGTTCAGAAAGGCATGGGCCTTACCCTTCAAGGCGAGATCGGAGGCGTGTCGCTGGCGCTTGAGCAGTTCATCGACGCCAGTTCCGATGAGGCAACGGTCAACGATACGCTTGACCTGATGACGCGGGCCTGGCACCGGCAGCGGGCCAAGTCGTCGCTGCGTGCGCTGCTGACCGATGTGCGCCGGCAGAAGATCGTGCTTGACTCGTTGCCTGCCGAGAAGACGCAGCTGGCAAAAGACCGTGCCGCCGACAAGGCGCGGCTTATCGCTTCGTGGGGCGCGGCGCATCAGATTTCCGGCAAGCGCGGCGATTTCAGACCGTCGCAATCGCAGCGACAGAATCTCGAAACGCACGATCTGGAGACCGTCGCCAAGCTGGCGGAGATCGACAAGAAGATCGCCGACAATGAACGCATGATTCCCGTGCTTGAAGAAGAGATGGGGCGATTGCGCCGGCAGATCGCGGGCGAAGACCCGATTGACGAGACGGAGGCCGAGGAGCCGCTGCCGCTCGCGGCGGAATAGATGTGCCGCAGCCGGCGTCGAGTCTCATTTCGCGGGCGATGCAGATTGCCAAGGTCGGCAACATCGTCAACGGCTCCATCGTCGGTTACACGGTCCAGGCGCTTGCCGATCTGAACTCGATCCTCGATCTGATCGCGGAGACCGTCGATTTCTCCGCGGCGATGCGGACCTTCAATTTTACGATGAATACCAACCTCATCTATTCGGGTGAGGGCAACATCATCCAGGCTGCGCCTAATCCGCTGCCGATCGATTATCTGCGGGTGCAGACTGCCGGCGGCTCGACCGGCGCGCAGCGGTCCTCGAAATGGTATCTGCAGGGCGTGCCCTACGACATGGTGGAGATCGATCTTACCGAATGGGACGATCAGGTTCAGCAGGCCGGTGAGCAGTCCTACCCGTATTATTGGGCCAAGGATATGTCGCAGCGGCAAATCCTCGCCAACATCACGGGCGACCTCAACTCCGCATCGCAGACCGTCGCCAACCTCTCGTCCACGACCGGCTATGCCGCCGGCATGAGCATCGCGGGCGGCATCGGCCCGCTTTCCGTCATCGTGCCCGGTACGACTATCGAGAGCATCAATACGGGCGCGGCGACGATGGTGCTGAGCGCGGCCCCGACGATGACCCTTGCGGGAGCTTCGCTCATCATCGGCAACCCGCCGGTCGGTCTGCCGTATCCGCCGCCTTCCGGTGCATTCGCGACGATGATCCGCTACCAGGCATACATGCCGCCACTCACGCAGGCGCAAGTCGATGACGGGGCCTATTGCTGGTTTCCCGACGATCTGATCCTCATTGATCTGCTTGTCGAGCGCATGATGGCGTACAGCGACGATCAGCGCATGGCGGAGTTTGGCGCGTATGCCGAGCGCAAGCTGGGCAAGTATACGAAGCTCGCCGATGATCGCAGCAATAGAGGGCAGACTGTTCAGCTGGATCGAAGGAGTTTTGGTAAGAGTTTCAGTACGTTACAAAACACGAAGAAGGTCGGTTGGCTGGTATTTGCTTGTGCCGTGCTTCCGATGTTGTCGATTGCCGTAGGAGGTTGCTGATGGCAAACATACGTAGACCGAAGATGCCGAAAGTCAAATCGCCGCCGATGGCGAAGGGGCCATTCTCGGGCGGCAAGACGCCGAAGCTTGCGGTGCCTAAAGCGGCTCCGATGCCGTCGTTTGGTTTGGGTGCGGCTGGCGGACGAAAGAAGAAGCGCGGTAGCTGATGCCGCTGAGGCGTGCCAGGACCGTAGTTTTTAAAGCTTACGGAGTTAGCGACACCGCCGATTCTACTCAGCAGCGCGCGGGTATGATGGCGGCGCTGAGCAACCTCATCCCGAATCCAGGCACAAAAGACAATTGGGTAAGCCGTCCTGCCTCATCTCTCATTACGAACTTCTCCGGCTTCTCGTCGCCGCAATACGGTGAGGCGCTGTACCCGTCCGGCACACGGCTTTACGGGATGATCCAGTCATCGCTTAACGCGGGGAAGTCGCAGCCGTTTATCTACGACACGAACGCCTCGGCCTTCATCTCTGTGTCGGGCATCACCGCAGCCAACACGCCGACATCGACATCGAACTCGGGCGATTGGACGCCGCCGACGATGACGCAGGTGGGCGCGTACATTCTTGTGACGCACCCCGGCTTCAACTTCGGCGCAGGCTACGCTTTCGGCTGGTTCGACATGTCGGGCTTCACCGAGACGACAACCGGGAATGTGTCGAACGGATCGTCGACGATCACGGGCAATCCAATCATCGCTGGCGTAACGGCTGGACAGACGGTGACCGGCACGGATATCCCCGCCGGCACGCGCGTTGTCTCGTTCGACGAATACGTCAACGATACGACCGGCACAACCAATGGAACGACAACGGTATCGTCGGTAGGCAATCTCACAGGGATTGCGATCGGTCAGGTCGTGTCGGGCGAGAACATCGCTCTGGGTACGACAGTGGCCGCGTTGCCCGGTGGTGGCGATGTTACGCTAAGCACCGCCGCGACAGGGAGCGCAACAGGCCAAGCGATCACCTTCTCCGGCGCAACGATCACCATGTCGGCGAACGCGACCGGCAGCGCCAGCAGCGAGAGCATAACCATTGCCGGCGGCACATTTGCGGCTCCGCTGTGGAGCGCCGGCAATCTCAACATCACGCCGCTGGTTGCTCTCCCGACAGCGGTCACGCAGTACGCCGATTCAGCCTGCTTCGCGGTGAACACGAGCACGTCAGCGGCAGTGGTGTTCTCCGACGCCGGCGATCCGCTGAGCTGCCAAGGTCAAAGCCAGATCATCACTTTCCAAAATGCGGTCGCGATCACGGCACTTCAGCCGCAGGGCTTCTTCACGCTGAGTGGCGGCATCACGCAATCGCTGCTCGCCTTCCAAGGCCCGAGCGCCATCCAGCAGCTGACCGGCACGCCGATCCTCGAGACGCTGGCGATCAATACGCTCAACGATTCGGTGGGCACCAACGCGCCCAATTCGATTGCGCAGACGCCGAACGGCACGCTCTTTGTCGCGCCGGATGGCGTGCGGCTGATATCGCTGGTAGGCCAGGTGACGCCTGCCATAGGCCGGGCCGGCGACGGCATTTGCGAACCGTTTCTCTTTGCCGAAAATCCAAGCCGCATTGCCGCGGCGTACAACGAAGGCGTCTACCGCGCGTCGGTGACGAACGCCGCGTTGGTCAATACGCCGACGCAGGATTGGTGGTTTCATCAAGACGATCAGCGCTGGTCGGGCCCCCATACCTTTCCGGCGAGCATCATCGTTCCGACACAGATACCGCACTCTTTCGCCATGTTTGCTGCCGGCGTTCCGGCGAAGCTCTGGGCGTCGGATGCCTATGCCAGCCTCGCCGCGACCTATGTCGAGAATGGCGTGCAGATGGAGTACACTTGGAAGACGAGCCTGCTGCCGGATAATCAGCAGATGGCGATGAACGCAATCGTGCAGACCGATATCGCCATCTCGATCCCGGCGCTGCAAAACGTCCAGTTCAATGCGAGCGACGAATTTGGCAATATTATCGGCGAAGCGGAACTGTACGGGCCGCAAAATCCAGGGGCGATCTGGGGAGACTTTCTGTGGGGCGATGCGGATTGGGGCGCGGGCGAAACCTACTATGTTCAGCAGATTGTCCGTTGGACAGCGCCGATGACCTTCAAGCAGTTGCAGGTTTCGGCGATGGGCAACTGCGATCCTGACCTGAACATCGGGAACCTATACATGCGATATCAGGAACTTGGCTACAATTTGCCGTCATTCGGAGGCCGGATTTGAGTACCATCATCAATCCTTTGCCGGAAGATTTGGTTAACGGCTCGACCGCCGATGCCACGCAAGTCATGGCGAATTTTAACCAAATCGTCGCCAATGTGAACTCGAACGCGGCGGCCAGCGGTGTCAATGATGACATCACGGCGTTGGACGCGATGCAGAATCCGCCGCTACCCCTGGTCTCAATTACAAACTCGCTCGCTGCCGATGTCCCTCTCAACGACTCAACTTATGTGACGGGCCCGAGCGTCGCGCAAGGCACGTCTGGAACGTGGTTTGTC